AGAAAGAGAATATAGAAAGACACTTTCTACACTTCGTAAGTATCTTGATGTAATCGAAGTTAAGATGTCTGCTAAAGAATGGGATGCGATTGACTATAATAAAATTCCATCAAGAGCCAACCTTATCTACAATGGTGCTTTCTTAAGAAATGACGAACAGAGACGTAGAGAATATTTAGCTGCACTTGAGCGTGGAGATAAGGGTGTTAAAATTAATGCAAGTGTGTTGTTCCCTGATGATATTGTACATAAGTATAGTACTAGTAGAGGTTGGGGTACAAATGTGAAGTCTTATGATACTACGCTTGAAGAATTATGGAAAGCTTTGCCTACTTTGTCTAGTGACAATACATTAGTGGTTCGTGATGGAAGCGGTTCGATGTGTGGTAAACCTCTTGATGTTAGTACAGCACTTGCGATCTATATGGCAGAAAGAAACCAGGGAGAGTTCCATAATCAGTTTATTACTTTTAGTAGAGTGCCTAAGATTATTGACTTGAATGGTCTTGATAGTTTACATGATAAACTTGCAAAGACATATAGAGAAGATGATTGTAGTAATACTGATATTGAAGCAGTATTTAGATTAATCCTTAAGACTGCAATTGATAATGAAATGACTCAGGAGGATATGCCTAAGAATATTGTTATAGTATCAGATATGGCTTTTGATGGTAGTCGTTTTAATTGTAAAGACACTTTGTTTGGTGCGATTGGAAAGGAATATGCAAAATATGATTATGCACTTCCTCGCTTAATCTTCTGGAATGTAAACGGTAATTGCAGTAACAATGTAGTTCCGATTCAGCAGAACGCAATGGGCGTAGTACTTATGTCCGGATATAGTCAAAACCTTATTAAGATGGTTATGAGTAATCAAACCGATCCTTATAAGTGTTTGGTAGAGCAGCTTAACTCTGAGAGATATCAGATTGTTGAAGATGCAGTAAAAGATGTGATTTAAACTAAATAAAATTAAATAGATGTCAACCGCAATTTAATATACTATAAGTAAATTTGAAGAATATCGCCGAGGTAGAATAATAGGGCAAATCGCATTCATAAGAATAGTTCGTCTCCCTTTAAAGGAGAAGGTTATAGTTCGAATCTATACTTTGGCAAACGCAATTTATGGCATCTAGTAAACAAAAGGCACAAACAGCAACTTTACATACAATAGACTTTTAACCTATCAACGTAAACGTGCCTTGAAATAAAATATGAAATGCGTAAAGAACAATAATATAGACATATGCAGCAATTTAAAATTTGTAGACAAGAGGTTAAGTCATTACCCTTAATAACGGTAACAACGATGGTTCGATTCCATCCAAATAAAAGGTGTCTAGTAAGATATATATTGTTTCATACACTTTCTTTCGGTGGGATGCGTCACTAAAAACGCATAACTGGAAAGTTACTCAAGTTGGTGAAGAGGATAATTTGCTAAATTATTAGGTCGAGTAATCGGCGCAAGGGTTCGAGTCCCTTACTTTCCGTATGGGTCAGTAGTTTAATTGGATAAAACAACAGTCTCCAAAACTGTAAGATTAGGGTTCGAATCCCTACTGGTCCGTTATGAAAGTCTGAGATGATAATCATAATAGGCGTATACTTTCGTAAAAGCCTATAGTCCCAAAAACTAATACATAAAAAACGTGAGTACTATTCAAGCGATTGGAATTGGAAAGCAACTAGAATGCAGAAAACCACGGTGATTTCTAGTTATGAGGGATGAACTGGTTGAAAATTGAACAATCAGAAGTTCAAAAACGGTAAAAAACCGAGAGAACTGGTAAGGTGTAGCGAACCTTATTGAACATAAAAAAACAAACATATAGGTATATAGTTTAACGGATAAAACACTGTCGAAAGAGATAGAAATCAAGGTTCGAATCCTTTGTGTGCGTTGCAACTATATGTATTCTGAGGTTTTTGCAGAGTGTACCAACATTGACAGAAAAAACACTACTGTATACTGGACGAGATGTACATAGTCTGGGGATGCATCTTAAAAGTTCCTCATTACCTCAGCTGGTTAGAGGGGTGTGTGATGCAACACACAAGTCAAGGGTTCGAACCCCTTATGAGGAATTATAGTCATACTAAGTGCACAAGTATGACTTAAAATTAAAAAAAAGAAAAGAGGAATTATTCAATGGTTTGGATTATTGTAAGTGCAATTTTATTTATCATTGCATTCATTGTCTTAGGTTTTAAAGACATATTATGTTTTGATGATTGGGGCTTAAACCCTAAACAGCTTGGTGCTTTATTGACATTACTTATTATGATACCTGCTTTCGTAGCTAAGGTTCCTGCTAATTCTGTAGGTATTAAATATAGTCCTTTTAATGGCACAAGTGAAACAACTTTAAACGAAGGATTTCATGCAAAGAATCCATTTGATAAAGTATATAAGATAAGCACAGAAGTGCAAACGATGAAAGTGGAAAATCTCACAACTCAGACCGAAGATGCTCAATTTGTAACAACAATATTAGATGTTAAGTATAGAGTAAACCCTACAAATGCACATCTTATTTTTACGCAGTTTAGAACATTGGATAAAATGTCTGAAACATTAATTATACCCACTACCCAAAGAGTATTGGAGTTAATTACTACAAGGTATAATGTTATGGATGTTCTTGGAGACAAGAGAAGTGTTATTTATTCAGAATTAGAATCAGAGTTAACAAAAGAGTTTGCTAAGTATGGCGTTGAGTTCTACTCGATTTCTATTACTGATATGGATGCTGGCGATGCAATTGAGAATGCAATTACGGCAGAGGCAGTAGCAAAGAAGCAAGTAGAAACTGCTGAACAAGAATTATTAAAGGCACAAACAGAGGCCAAGAAAGCGGCAGTTAGCGCACAAGCAGAACAAGATGCTGCAAAGATTAAAGCAGAAACTAAATTAATAGAAGCAGAAGCTCAAAAGAAAGCAAATGAGCTCTTACAACAATCATTAACAGAACTTATTCTTCAACAACAATGGATTAATAAGTGGAATGGCGAAATGCCTAAATTCTTTGGTGGAGATGGAGCAGGTTTAATGTTTAATATGGGAAGTGAATAAGATTGAATAATTTATTTCAATTAAACTGTCCTAATTGTGCTGCACCCTTGAATAATGGTAAGTGTGACTATTGTGGAACAGAAACTGTAGGAGAGATTAGATTTGATGAATGCATAGCATTTAATTTAGTTGGCAGAGATGATGCAGGAAATAAATATGAAATACCCGTAAGTGGAAGAGTAAGTGATTTAACATTATCAACGGATCCAATGTCTGCTTTCGACTATAGTGGCAGAATACTTAAGACTTTTTTTAGAGGTTACAATGTAACATTTACATTCGAGGGTGCGATAAGAGAAAGAAATTAATTATGAAGAAAGAGAGAAATATTTATTGAGTTCTCTTATTAAGAGAACAGTTGATGTCCGTGGGACGAAATTAAGGGATTGTGCTTACCTCGGTGAGGGGGTGAGTATATGAGTGAAAGAGCGTTAGCTCATATTGAAAGAATAGCTTGGGTTAAACCGATTGAAGGTGCAGATAATATTGAACTTATCGGTGTCTTAGGATGGGTATGTATAGCTAAGAAAGGTGAATTCAAACAAGGTGATTTCTGTATCTATTTCGAAATTGACTCAAAGTTACCTGAAAAAGAATGGTCTGAATTTATGAGACCAAAACACTTCAAAGTAAAAACTATGAAGTTAGGAAAGTTTAATGTTATTAGCCAGGGATTAGCTTTACCATTAAAAGCATTTAATTCAGAGGGCTGTATCTTCCCTGCATTAAATGACGGACTTCCAATTGAGGGTTCTGATGTTACAGAACTTCTTGGTGTTACATATTCTGTAGAAGAAGATAATATTCGTAAATCAAAGAATGGTGATCCGAATGCTAAGTATAAGTCTATGGCATCAAGACATCAGAAGTTATTTAAGACTAAACCTTTTAGATGGTTAATGAAGAAAACTTGGGGAAGAAAGTTATTGTTTATTTTCTTTGGAAAGAAGAAAGATAAGCCAAAAGCATTTCCGGATTGGATTGTAAAAACTGATGAGACGAGAATTGAGAATGCTCCTTGGTATCTTGAAAGTGATAATAAATGGTTTAAGACAGAGAAATTAGATGGCACAAGTTGTACATATGCTGTGCAAAGGATAAAGAAAAATAGGTATGACTTTATTGTTTGTAGTAGAAATGTAAGACAAGCAGATAGAGACCAGGTTTGTTATCATGATTCAAATATTTATTGGGAATTGGCAGATAAGTATAACATTAAAGAGATATTAATTAATTATGCAACAAGTAATAAATACGATAGAGTTGTATTACAAGGAGAGGGTGTTGGTTCTGTACAAGGCAATCCATATAAATTGACAGAAAACGAACTTTTTATATTTAATCTTGTTATAAATGGTGTTCGTAAAGGAACTGATGAGATGGCAAGATTTTGCAATAAATACAAATTAAGACATGTACCTATCATTGATTCATTTTATACCTTACCTAAGACCATGGAAGAAATGAAGCTTGAAGCCGATGGCTATAGCTTAATTAATCCAAAGGTAAGAAGAGAAGGGTTCGTTTATAGAACTATTGATGGTCAACAAAGTTTTAAAAATGTATCAAGAGAATTTTTACTCAAACATAACTCCTAAAATTGATTTAAATTAAATTGCAACGATAAAAACGACTTGGAAAGGAGAATTGAATGAGTGGAAGAACATAGCAAAAAATGTATTAAGTGTAAAGATAGCTTCATTTGGTTTGAAAAAGAAGCTTGGTGGGGCTACCAAGGAATAGAACCTGTAAAACTAACAAGATGCCCTTATTGCGGAACTATTCAAGCACTTAAGTATGAAGAATTAATTAATCCAAATTTTGATGAAAGGTATTATAAATAAATGAAAGACTGGACTGGAAATAAAAAGACTACATTTGTTACTCTTGGTGCCAGTAATCATACAAATCATGAAAGAGCAGAACATGATTATTATGCAACAGAGCCATTAGCTGCCGATTTAATATGTGGTGTTGAGACATTTGAAGGTGGTATATGAGAAAATTGTGCAGGTGAAGGACATCTATCAAAGAGATTTGAAGAGCTTGGCTATGAAGTAGTTAGCACAGATTTAATCGACAGAGGATATGGTAAAGGAGGAGTTAATTTCTTTGAATGTAAAGAAACATTAGCCCCTAACATTGTTACTAATCCGCCATATGCATTTAGTAAAGAGTGGACATTACATTCTTTGGAATTATTGCCTGAAGGTGGTAAATTAGCGTTATTTTTACCTATACAGTTTTTAGAAAGCGACAGCAGAAGAGAGTTATTTAAAAACTATCCACCTAAAACTGTATATGTGTGTGTTGATCGTGTATTATGCGGCATGAATGATGATTTTACTGCAAAGGACAAGCAAGGTAATACAATTTATAAAAAAGATGGCAGTCCCAAAAGAATGTCGAGTGCAAAGTGTTATGCATGGTTTGTATGGGAAAAGGGGTATCAAGGTGATACAAAATTAAAATGGATAAATTAGTAACTAATTAAAATTAAATAAAGGAGAAATAGAAAAATGATTTTTGAAATGTTGGGTAAATTATCTATCTCAAAAGCAACAGAAAAATTTTCACCATATTCAGAAAATGTATATGATTCTGGTTGGAAAAAAACATCATTAAAATTTAATGCAGTATGTGGTGACAATAGACATATGTTACAGATTGATGCAGGCTGTTGGGCCGATGGACACGGAGATATTTATACTTTCAGCAAAGCAACAGTTAATGAAGATGGTAGTAAAAAGAAGGGCGAGTCTTTTACAATTCCATTCAAAGATAGATTAACTTCTAAAAAATTAGCTGATGTCGCAGAGTTTAAAAAATTTGTATTTGACTTAGAAGAACCTGGTAGAAGATTTAAGTTAAAAAACATGGTTGAAGCTATTAAGGAAGGTAAAGGGGTAACAGATGAGCAACTCTCAGAGGTAAATCTTGAAAACGAATCAGATGTAGCTGAAGCATACGAAAAGAGTTTAAAGAAGCATCATGAATTTATTTATGAAGGTGATTTTATTGAATTTATCAAGAAAGTAATTGATAGTGATAAACTCAAAGATAAGAAATTCTTAATTCGTGGTAATGGTAATTATTCTTACTCAGAAAAGAATGAGAGAGTGTATGAAAGCTATGTTCCTACTCGTATTTACTTAGCTGCAGATGATGCAGAGGAATATAGCACTGCAAATATTACTTTGTTGTTCGGAGCTGAAAGTTTAGATGATATGAGTGTAGAAGAAAAGGGCAAGTATTATGTTTCCGGTTGGTCTATGGAATATGATAGTAATCGTAAAGGTAATATTCCTGTACCTATGACCATCACTTTCTCTGCCGAGAATGAGAAGTTAGCAGCCGCTCTCAAGAAGAAGTTTACAGTTGATGACGATAGCATTAAAGAGTACGGAATTGAAGTATCAATGCTCAATGGGGCACAGAAGACAGAGATTACAGAGGATATGCTAAGTGACGAACAGAAAGAAGACTTAGAACTTGGTTTAATTACACTTGATGATATTCGTAAGGATATGGGTGGTTCTGTATATGGCGACAGAATTCAAGAGTATCAGTTCTTAAAGGTTGGTCGTGGATACACCAAGGGTAGAAATGATACAGCTTATACGGCAGATGATATGGTAATTAAATCGGTTGTTGACGAAGAAACCGACGATTTATTTGATGACGATTTGGACGATGATATTTAAAATATATGAGTAATAAGAATAAACAATATAACTTCACTGATTTAATAGGACAAAAATTTGGGAAATTAACTGTTATAAAACGTGGAGAAGATAAAGTATCACCAAGCGGACAACATAAAGTTCGCTGGTGGTGCAAATGTGATTGTAGCAATCCAGAATTGATTTTAATATTGGGATACAACCTAAAGTCGGGACATACTAAATCTTGTGGGTATTTAAATTCTCAATTAGCTAGTATTAGAAATAAAAAGTACAACACATATAACTTGTCTGGTGAATATGGAATAGGTTACACATTAAAAGGCGAAGAGTTTTATTTCGATTTAGAAGACTATGACAAAATTAAAGATTATTGTTGGAGAATAGACACAAAAGACGGATATGTAGTAACGACTTTTAAAGAAAAAATTTTATGTTTTCATAGAATTGTTATGGATGTAGATGATAGTGGTTTTGATGTAGACCATATTAGTCATATAAAACATGATAATAGAAAAATAAATCTCAGAGTTGTTAAGAGATGTCAAAACGCATCAAATAAAACTCCTTCGGATAATAAAGTTGTTGGTGTAACTTTTGATAAAAGAAGTAATAAATGGAAAGCCAAAATAACGAAAAATTATAAAACTATTAATTTAGGTTTATATCAGAATTATGAAGAAGCCGTCAAAGCAAGAAAACAAGCAGAAGAAAAATATTTTGGAGAGTTTTCTTATGACAATTCTATGAAACAAGCAGAGCAATACGCTCTAAACTAAACAAAATTATTTAGAAAACAAGGAGAGTAAAAATGGCATTTATTAAACCACAGATTAACACAATTAAAGTAGATATTAAGAATTTATCTATTTATTTAAGAAGTACTAAGAAATTTGGTAAAACAACTTTATTTAGAGATGTGATTATTGAAAAGTATGGAGATGCTTCCAGAGGTTTATTGGTTGGTTGTGGCAACGAGACTGGTTATCGTATGCTTGACAATTTAAATACAACTCAGGTTCGTACTTATAAGGATTTAATCGAGTTAAAAGACTGGCTTATTAATGAAAAAGGTAAAGAACATAATATTGAAATTGTCGCTTTTGATACAGGTGACGAATTAGCATTAATTGCAGACAAGGAAACAATTAGACAGTCGAATATCGAAAATCCTAATAAGAAGGTTAGATCAATTAAAGCTGCGATGGGTGGTTATACGGCTGGCGAGAAGTATTCTGCAAATGATATTATTAAGCCTTATATGACAGAATTACAGGATGCAGGATTTGGTGTTTGGGTAATTGCTCATACAAAGTTCAAGACAATTAAGGAAAAAGGTAGTCTTGATGAAGATGGTTACATGCAGCTCACTTCTAATATGGGAGCTGACTATGAAGCAGCTTTTGGTGATATCTTTGATGTAACTCTTACTGGTGTTATTGATAGAGACATTGAAGAAAAGGGTGAAGGAGACAAGAAGAAGAAGTATGCTACTAATACAATCAGAAAGTTATATTTCCGTGAAACTACATTAATTGATGCTGGTGGTAGATTTGCATTCGGTGCAGTTCCTGAGTTTATGGTTTTTGATAAGCCGGATATGAGTGCGGAATTTGTTAGAGTTATTGAAGAAGGTATGGAGAAATCTAAAAGTACTTTAGGCAAGAAATCTGCTACTAAGACAACTAAGAAAACAGCTCCTGCACCGGAACCTGTAGTTGAAGAAGTAGAAGAAGATATTGATAATATTGATGCGGTTGAAGAAACAACAACTGGTGTAACTGCAGACGAAATTCGTGCATTATTTAAGGCTGCAGATAAGGACACAAAGGCAAAGGTTAAGGAAATTATTGCAGAGTTCGGTGGAAAACTTGACGATGCAGATGAAGATGGTTTATCTCGTATGTATGAGATTTTAAACTCTTAATTAGTGAATTGTATAGGGGACAAATTATATCGTCCCCTATATTTATAAGGTGGGTGTTTAATACGCTTGTAAAATGTAGAATATGTAATAATAAAATAGAACGTAATGATGCTTATAAGATTATTAATAACGGAAAAAATGAGTATTATTGCAATGAAAAAGAATACAAACAGAAACAGAAGCAAATAGCTGATAAAGCAAATATTATTAACTTAATAAATGAAATATTTGGATACGAAGTTGCTAATTTAACCATACATAAGGAATTAAAAGATATTTCTGAAAAGCATTCATATGAGAAAATCAGTTCGTTTCTGTATAATAACAAAGAAATGTTAGAACGAAATATGAAAAAATCTTTTAGTTCCGAATATGGAAAGATAAGATATTTTACAACAATTATTAGAAATAATATTGTTGATTACATTCCGATAGAAGATGAACCTTATATTACAAATAATGAATATGAGGTATTAGATATAAAATATAAACCAAAAAAGAAAAGACGTGCAATGTGCGACTTGGAAAGGGAGTTGTTAGATGGCTGAGTTTTTAGCAGGTGTTACAGATAAATATATTCCACAACTTCTCAAAGGAAGAATCGAGATCGAAGGTAATGTCGTAAGCTGTTTTTTCAAGGATATGCTATTACTTGATGAAGTAAAGCTTGAACCTAAAGATTTTGTTACAGCAGATGGTCATTTTTATTATTCTTTATTAAAGAATCTTAGAAAGAAAGGTTTTTATACATTAGATGAAATTACTATTCTTTCAAATTGCAGTGAGGAAGTAATTCAAAAGTACGAAGAACGTGGTGGTTTTGAAACAATTCAGCACCAAATTGATATTATTAATGTGCAGAATTTTGATGTGTATATTGATATTTTATATAGGGAAAACATTCTATGTAATATGTACTTAGATGGGTTTAATTTAATCAATCCTATTATGATTGGCGATAAGAAAATCGCTCCTTTGAAACTATTAAGAAGAATGAATGCTGAAGAAGTAGTTGATTGGTATGAATCAAGATTGTCCGAATATGGTACTGGATATTCAAGCAAAGTAATTGAAGAAGAAGAAATTACAGAATTTACAAATGAATTTATTAATGAGTGTGAAGAGGGAATTGAAAACGGAGTCCCATTTGATGAAGGAGATTTAGATGTTAATCTTAGTTCTATGAATTGCTTTCCATTTTTATCAAGACAAGTTGGTGGTTTGTTACCGGGTACTTTTACAATGTTAGGTGGGTTTTCAAGTACTGGTAAATCAACTTGGTTTATAACAATTGTTATGGCTTTACTCCATTATGATAGAAAAGTCTTGATTATAACTAATGAAGAAGATGTAAAAAGATTTAAAATTAAATTCCTTGTATGGATGCTTGGAAAATATACTAGGTATTTTAAACTCACAAAAAAGAAAATGACTTCTGGACAGATTGATACAGAAGATAGGAAGTATTTAAAAGAAGTTCAAAACTTTTGGAAAGAAAATTATAGTAATAGAGTAAAGATTATCTCTGTTGCCGATGCAGATATGTCTATTGTTAAAAAGAAGATTCGTGAAAATGTGCTAAGATATGGCTATGATACAGTACTATATGACACATTTAAAATGCAAGAAGATGATTTTAAGGGTACAAGACAAGATTTGTCTCTTGTAAGAGATAGCAGAGAATTGTTTAAACTTGCTAAAAAATACAATATTATTATGTTGGCCTCAGTGCAGTTAGCAGAATACATGAAAGGAAAATTATTTCTTGATAGCTCTGTATTATCAAACTCAAAACAAATTAAAGAAGTGTTAGAAAACCTGTTTCTTATGCGTAATCTTTATGAAGAAGAAAAAGATAAGAAGAATAAATTTTACTGTAGGCCATTCAGATTAGCAAAAAATTCTTCAGGTAAGTGGACAGAAGAAAAATATGAATTAGATCCTTCAGGTGTTTATAAAGTTCTGTTTTGTGAAAAGTGCCGTGGTGGTGCTAATTCAAGTGATACCGGATGCGCTTATTTATTGAAGTTTGATGGGGATCATTGTATCTTCAGAGAAGTTGCACAATGTAAGCCTAAACATGGAATGATTACATAAAGGAAAGTTGGTGTAAAATGTGATGGATGAAGATATTAAAAAAGAATTATTGTCAAATCCAGATAAGCTCAAAGATGTACTTGAGCATTACAATTATTGCAACATAGTTATTAGGAATACATATATGTCATTCGGTAGAGATGAACAGAGTAGTAAAAAGGCTATTGTAATTAGATTAGATAATAATAAATATCTCTACGTTACCGATTATTCTAGAAATATTAACAAAGACTTATTCTCTTATATTATGGAGCAAAGAAAAGTTACCTTTTCTGATGTGCTTAATACGGTAAAATCAGTCCTTGGTATTACTGATTACTATGATTTCTTTGACAGTAAAAGATGTGTCTTTGGTGGTTTTTACGAGAATATAAGAAAGAAAAATAATTGTAAAATTAGAACCTATGATGAATCTATATTGAAATGTTACAAACGCTGCGGCAATAAAAGATTTATGAAAGACCATATATCATTGGCAAGTCAGAAATATTTTAACATTCGATACGATGTGGAATCTCAAAGTATCGTAATTCCTATTTATGACCAGATTGGACAGTTAATGGGAGCTAAAGCAAGATGTAATTGGGAAGTAGAAGATGGGGAACTTAAATATTATTATTTAATGCCTTGTTTAATGAGTCAGACTTTATATGGATATGCTCAAAATTATAATGATTTAGTTGGAAACACCATATATATTTTTGAGAGCGAGAAGTCAATTATGCAATGTTATTCATATGGTATTCGTAATTGTGTTGCTCTTGGTAGTGGTAGTATTAGTCCGAAGCAGGTTCAAATGCTCTTAGAATTAAATCCGAAAAGGATAATCTTTATGCATGATACCGGTTATAAAATGGAATACATTATGAGAAATATTGAGATGGTAAAGAATTATTCAAGATTCTCAGAAGTTGAACTTGGCTATTGGGATTGGACAAAGGGTAATTATCCGGATAAAGTTTCCCCATCAGACATGGAAAAAAAACAATTAATATATATATTAGACAACGAAATTAAAATGATAGAGGATAGCGATGAAGACGAAATATAACATTAAAGCAGATTGTCGTGGAATGCACGAAATTGATATATTTGACACAATTATGCAACAAAGAGGGATTGAGGATATAGAGCACTTTCTTAATCCTACAGAAGAAGATTTGTTGCCACTTAATAGTTTAATAAATATAGACAAAGCGTATAGCATTTTAATGAAGCATATTGAGAATGGTAATAAAATATCAACTTTGTTCGATGTGGATGTAGATGGAATTACGGCAGGTACAATTATGACAAGATACCTTAGAAATCTTGGCGTAGAATGTCAGACATTTATTAACGAAGGTAAAGCACATGGTTTATTAGGACAAGATTTAGATAGATTTAAAAATACCCAACTTCTTATAGTGGTGGATAGTTTAGATGCTAACGCAGATAACTATGCAAAATTAAAGGAGCAAGGTATGGATATAATTGTTCTTGACCACCACGCAGTTAATCCAGATGTATCATATGATGATTATGTTACATTAGTTACTTCTCAGATTGATTACGACAATCCAGCATTATCAGGAGCTGGTGTTGTGTGGAAATTCTGTAAGTACTGTGATAAACAAGAACTTACTGATTACGCAGATGAACTGACTGATCTTGCGGCTTGTGGACTTGTCGCTGATATGATGGATATGACTAATATGGAAAATAGATATATCGTATCAAAAGGCTTAGAAAAGATTAATAATCTTGCATTAAAGAAGATTATTGGTAGTTACGAATTTAATAGTACTGCAATTGCATTCAGTGCTGCACCTTTGGTAAATGCGGCAAACCGTTTGAATAAAAATGAATATGCTATGAATGCATTCTTATCAGATGATAATAAAGAAGTTCTTTCATATATGAAAGTTCTTAAAAACTGTAAAGAAGAACAAAATAATTTGGTTGCAGAACTTATGTCTGATATTACAGAACAATGCGAAAAACAGTTAAATAAAAAGATGATTGCTGTATTTATTGAAACAGAATATGGCATTGCCGGACTAATTGGTAATAAGATTCTTGAAAAATACCAAAGACCATTGCTTATTTTAAAGGATTGTGGAGACATATATTCCGGTTCAATGAGAGCTGTTGGGGTGGAAGACTTCAGACAAATGTGCGAAGATAGTGGATTAGCAGAAGCAAAAGGTCATGAATTGACAAGTGGTATTACTATTAAGAAATGTGACTTTGAACAGTTTTGTGATTATATTGAAAAAGAGTTAGCACAAGTTGATTTTAATGTAGAAGTCGATGTTGATATTAAGATAAATATAAATGATATTACAAGAAGTTTAGTAGACAAAATTAAAATGATTGATAGGATTTCCGGCTCCGGATTCAAGCCAGTGAAGTGTTTAGTGGAAGGCATGACAGAATATGAAGTTGGTCAGATGTCAGATTATAAACACTTAGTATTAAAGCCTAATGATTATTTACAGGTTATTAAGTGGAATTTTAATGGTTCTTTTGATGATTTTGAAGATTATTCAATTATGAATGAAGAAGTTAAGGTTGTAGGTAGTCTTGACTCAGGATTTTTTGGTAGGAAATTTACACTAAAAGTTATTTGTGACGAAATTAATGTAGCGTAGGAGACAGGATGAAAAAACTTATTGAAAAGATTATTCCAAATTTAAAATTTAATTTCCCATATTCAGTAGAAGATTATGCTGAAAATTTATATCTTGAGAATTATCATTGTCATAAAGATTTCAGTAATACATCTACTCCTGACTGTGGGGAATCATTAAAGGAATATGTGAAAAGAATTAAAGAGTTTGGCAGCAAGTGTTTGTTTTCTGCAGAACATGGAACGCAGGGTAATCAGTTTGAAGTTTATACATTAGCAGAAAAAGAAAAGCTCCGTTATAGACACTCAACTGAAGCCTATTGGGTTAAAGATAGACACGAAAATGATAGAACTAATTGTCACATATATTTATGTGCAACAAATGCAGAAGGCAGAAGAGATATTAACTTTGCATTATCAAGAGCCAATGAAGATGGTTACTACTATAAACCACGTCTAGATATTGAATTATTATTTGATATTCCTAAAGACAATGTAATAATTACATCTGCCTGCATCGCAGGTTGGAACTATGATGATGCAGAGGATATTTGGCTGAAGATTTGGAAACATTTTGGAGATAATTTTTTCTTAGAGGTTCAAGCCAACAATACAGAGCCACAGAAAAAACTTAACAAGAAAATACTTGAAATGTCAAAGAAATATGGTATTCAGATTATTGCCGGACTGGACTCTCATTATGTTGAAGATACAGGAAGAATAAAAAGAGATCAGATACTTACATATAAAAATGTTAGTTATCCGGAAGAAGAAGGGTGGTTTATGGACTATCCTGATACCAAGACTCTTATTGAAAGATTTAGAACTCAGGGGATTTTATCTGACGAAGAAATACTTACTGCAATTATGAATACCAATGTATTTGTAAGTGATAAAATCGAAGAGATTGTTTTAGATAGAAGTTTTAAGATTCCAAGTGTTCACAAGAATAAATCTTATAAAGAAAAATGTGATATTTATAAGAAAGAATTAAACAAAGCATATGCAAAAGAGAAGCATAAATCAAAGGAAAAAGCTGATGGTATAAGATATGAAGCAAAGCAAGTTATGGATTCAGGAGTTGTTGATTACTTCTTGACAAGTAAAAAAATTATTGATGATGCAGTTAATAATGAAGGTGGTATTCTTACAACAACATCAAGAGGTTCTGCAGCTTCGTTTATTACCAACAAAGCACTAGGGCTTACTACTGTTGATAGATTTAACGCAGATATTCCTATTTATGCAGAGCGTTTTCTTACTAAAGAACGTGTAGATGCAGGCATGATGCCTGATATTGATCTTAATATAGCAGAGCAAGAACCTTTTGTTAGAGCAACAAAGAAGTTATTAGGAGAACATGGTTGCTATCCTTTAATGGCAGTTGAAAAGCTTAAAGAAAAAGCTGCTTGGCAGTTATATGCTGGTGCAAATAATGTTGAACCTTCTGTTGTTAATCAAATATCTAAATATCTTGATGAATATAACAAAGTAATGAAATATGCAGATGAAGATGAAAAAGAAGATATTCATGTAGAAGATTTTATCCCTGAAGAATATATAGAACTTTTTAAACAAAGTAATGATTATCAAGGAATTACAATTAATCTTAAGTGTCATGCTTGTGGTCACTTCATTTTTGATGGCGACATTAGAAGAGAAGTTGGTTTAATAAGTGCTATTTCTGAATCAACCGGAAAGAGAACATTATGTGCTGCGATTGAAGGAAAATATCTTGATGACTTTGGATATGTCAAAGAAGACTTCCTTATTGTAGATTCAGTTCATCTCACTTATAAATTCTTTCAAAGTATAGGACAGAAAGTTCCTTCTTTTGAAGAACTTCGTGAGATGATTGATGGAGATAAGAAGACTTGGGATATATATGAAAAAGGCATAACTTGTTGTGTTAATCAATGTGAAAAGGAATCCACATCAAATAAAGGACGTAGATATAAACCACAAAATATTGCAGAGCTTGCTAGTTTTATAGCAGGAATACGCCCAGGCTTTTCTTCATTATTAAATACTTTTCTTAATCGAGAAGAATATACTACAGGTGAACCAAAGATTGATGAGTTATTAACGGATACTTCTCATTTTATGATATATCAAGAATCAATTATGAAAGTATTGTCTTTCTTGGGATTACCGATGGGAGAAACTTATGCCGTAATCAAAAATATTTCAAAGAAAAAGTATTTACAACATCCGGAAATGTTAAAAGAGCTAAAGGAACGTCTCATTAAAGGATGGAAAGAAAAGATTGGAGATACAAAGAATTTTGAAAAGGTATGGAAAGTTATAGAATCAAGTGGAGCATATGCTTTCAACTCTCCGCATGCTTGGTCAATGGCAGGGGATTCTGTTTACCAAGCTTGGTTTAAAGCACATCATACAAAGAAGTTTTATGAGGTAGCAATTAACCATTATCAAGAAAAGGGCAAGAAAGATAAAATTGATGCTCTTGTAAAAGAAGCAATTACTCATTTTGGATATTCTCTTGGTGATTACAGATTTGGAGCAGACAATAGAACTGTAAATATTGATGAAGAAAAACATTTGATTTATCCTAATCTTTCTAGCATTAAAGGGTTTGGAGATGGAATTGCTATTACTTTATATCAGTTAGGTCAAGGGCATTATAATTCTTTTGTCGATGTTTTAAAGGTATTATATTCTAATTCAATTAATAAAACGGTGGTTGATAAACTAATCAGAATTGATTACTTTGAACAGTTTGGCGATGTAAATACATTATTAGAAATTACAAAGTATTATGAACTGTTAAAAGGTGAAGAGACAAAAGAAATTTCTAAAGACAAAGCAGAGAAGAATGGTTTGCCTTTTGAATTATTAAGCAAACACGGACATGAAACTGCTAAACAATTCAATAAAATAGATTCTGTAAGCTTGTTAAACGAATTAGTAAGTAATATTCCATATCGTGAATTAACTTTGAAAGAAAAATTAGATAATCAAAGTGATGTGTTAGGCATTATTACATACAGTAATCCTGATGTAGATAAGCACTTATTCTATGTAAGTGAGTTAGATATTAAGAAAACCATTATTAACATCAAGTTATACGAAATCTGCACAGGGAAAACAAGAGAAGTAAAGATGTGGGCAAGAGGATTTAACTCAGACCCATTCAATCAAAACGACATTTTATTTATCTCTTCTATTAAAAAAGATAACAAAAAAGAACCTACTGGTGAGATAAATCCAGAAACCGGTAAGAAAATTTATAAGTCTGTACCTGACAAATATGAATATTGGTTGCAGAAATATATTATAAAGGATGGTGCAGATTTATGATAGAAGTTTACAAATATACAGACAAGGAGATGGAGGAATTAATTTCCTCCATGACCATCCTTGTTGATACACGTGAAAAGCAGAATTCTCATATACTTGAATACTTTGATAAAAAAGGAATTGCATATAAAACTAAAGCTCTTGACCGTGGTGATTACAGTTTTATGATACCGCAGAATGAGAAGCTTGGTATACCAAGAGATCTATATTTTATGAATAAAGTTATCATAGAGAGAAAAGGTAGCTTAGAAGAATTAAGTGGGAACTTGACACAAGAGAGAGATCGCTTTGAGAAAGAATTGTGTTTGGCACCAAAAGATAAAGTATTGCTAGTTGAGAATGCTAACTATTCTGATATTGCCACGGGCAATTATAATACTAAGTATAATAAGAAATCTTATTGGGGTGCAATCCATAGTTTCTGGTTTAAATATAATATTCCGGTATTTTTTATGCCAGACAAACAGTATTCGGGATTATTTATAAGAGGATATTTTGAATATTTCTTAAAGAATTATATTAGATAGGGATAAGTCTATGCTAGAAAAAGGTCAAACAATATATTATGCTCGTATACTTGAAAAGGTATATATGTATGAGGTATATGAGCTTAAAGTAAGAACTATAGCAGACACATGGTTTTCTGCTACTGATAAAAATACAAAACAAGCATTTCTATTTAGTAAGAACGATATAGGAATTTCAATATTTCTAAATAGAAAGGAAGCGTTAAATAAAGTTAAGGCTGCTGAAAAGAATAAGAAAGTAGTAAGTAGCGAAGTGTATTATGAAGAGTATTAGGGAGTGATATAGTAACAGCAAAAGAACGTATTGAAAATGCAGGATATGAAGATGTAATTACCTTTAAAAATCCAGACTATGACGATGCTTTTATTGGTGTTACAACTAAAAATATAGCAGTATATGATTTTAATAAAATGGTTGAATGGTTAGTTAATAAAGAAGGAATGGATTACGAAGAAGCTATTGAATTTATTGATCGGAACGATAGTTTTTATTATGGAGAAGGATATCCTCTTATAATCTATTCAATTAACTAAATAAAATTATTTTTATGTATTGACAAAACGCAGAAAGATGTTATTATAAGACTCGTAATTTAACTAATTAAAATTATCAGAAAGGAAAAAGTTAGGTAGCTACTAAGGACATGTCCCTTTCTAAAAAAAACAAAATGCAAGGATTTAATAATATTTATAATGAAGATTGTATCACATTTATGGGGGGTTAGACGATAACTCAGTAGATCTCACATTAACGGATATCCCATATGGAGAAGTTAATAGAGATAGTAATGGATTAAGAACATTAGATAAAGAAGAAGCTGATACAATGACATTTGATTTACAAGATTTTCTACCAGAGGTTTATCGTGTGACTAAAGGTACAATTATTATTTTTTGTGGCAAAGAACAATTATCAGAAATACATAAATTCTTTTCAGATAAGCAAAAGAAAAATAAAGGAACTGTAAGACAATTAATTTGGAAGAAAACAAATCCAAGTCCAATGAACGGAGACTATATTTACCTGTCAGGAATTGAAAATGCCATATGGTTTAAAAAACGTGGCAGCACATTTAATGCTCATTGCAAAAATACAGTATTTGAATATCCCTGCGGAAGAAGTAAATTACATCCAACAGAAAAGAATCATGGCTTGTTAAAGGAATTGATTTTGGATAATTCTAATGCAGGAGATATTGTGTTCGATCCGTGCGCAGGAAGTGGTTCGCATTTACTTGTTGCAAGAGACAACGGCAGAAAATGGATTGGAACTGAAAAAACTAAAAAATATTTTGATATAGCGAGTGAAAGACTTGGATAAAAATACAAACTAAATAAAATTATTTAAGGATGTTAAAATGAAGAAAATGATAAACAGTAGAGAAGTGTTATATTCGCCAGGTGCGAATGATGAATGTATAACTTTAGACTATGCAGTAAAACCCATTTTAAAATATATACCTAAAGATTGGGTAGTATGGTGCCCGTTTGATAAAGAAGATAGTGAATTTGTTAAACAAATTAAAGCTAATGGTAACAAGATAATTTACTCACATATAGATTATGGACAAGATTTTTATACATATGAACCAGAAGAACATTGGGATTGTATTATCAGCAATCCTCCATTTACAAACAAACGTAAAATTTTTGAACGTGTATTGAGTTTTGGGAAGCTATTTGCTTTGATAGCACCAAATACATGGTGGAATGATGCAGCACCTTATTATTTGTTTAAGGATAAAGATTTACAAATATTATCTTTTAATAAAAGAATGAAATTTTTTAATAAAGGTGTTGTTCAAAATAAAATCACTTTTATGAGTGCTTATTGGTGCTACAATTTCTTACCTAAACAAATTATATTTGAAGAATTAAAAATAGACTAATCAAAATTATATGAGGTAAAATATGAAAAGAATAATAGCAATATTTATTTTAATAACATTTGTTTTTCTTCCCTGGGTTTGTATTCAGGGAGAAGATTCAAAAAAATGCGAAACTGAAGAAACAACAACAATACAACAAGAAATTACTTTACAACCGATTGCACCACCAGTTGTAGGAAAACCAAAAGTAGAAGAAACAGAAGAAACCACTGAAAAACCTACTGAAGAACCTGCAACTGAAAATAGTACACCTAAGTTATACGAAGTATTCACATTAGAAGAAATATACCTTATTCAAAGATGTGTTGAGACAGAATGCTATACAGCAGATGTTAAATCTAAAACCAATGTAGCTTGCGTAATATTTAATAGATTTAAAGACAGAAGATTTGGTAGTAGTATCACAGAAATAATAACAAAACCTAATCAGTTCAGTTATTTTAGAACTGAAATTAGCAATACAACAATTCAAGCAGTAGAAGAGGCATGGGAACAAGATATTACTCAAGGTGCTTTGTACTTCCATAGTAGCAATTATAATGGCAACTTTGATAGATTTGCTACATTCTTGTTTAAAGATGATATAGGACATCATTTTTATAAATAAATATTTTTAGGAGGAAGAAATGGGAAAGGTAATAATTCAAGATTATACATACAAATACCCAATACAAATGATAGGGACAGAAGCTGGAATGTGTTATGGAAGTGATATCACTGACAAAGAAAAGAACTATAAACGTGGAATTGATTGTTTAGAAAATAACCATGGTCGTACATGGGAATTCCCTGATGTTTATATGATTTTAGATGGATATTCTGCAAGAGTTTTTAGGGAGTGGTATACACATATAGGTGGAATGCCAACTCGTTTACAAGCTTCAACGAGATATATTAATTATCAAGATGGATTTGATTATTTTACACCACCTTCTATTGAAAACAATAGTTTGGCAAAATTCAAGTACGACACAATGATGAGAAATATTTCTAATACCCTTAAAGAATTAGAAGATATGGGCATTCCAAGAGAAGATTCTGCAAACGGCTTACCATTAGGAATGGAGTCAAAAGTTGTTTGCAAACATAACTTTAGAAATCTTGCAGATATGTCAAATCAAAGAGAATGTACAAGAGCGTATCACGAATATAGAAAGTTGTTTAAGGATATTTGTGTTGCCCTATCTGAGTATTCTGATGAGTGGAAATATCTTGTAGAAAATTATTTTATGCCTAAATGTGATAGATATGGCTATTGCACTGAAAAGAAATCGTGTGGCAGAAAACCTAAAAAGGAGGCGATTTAATGATAGTACTCTGTGGAATGACATCATCTGGCAAGGACACCATTCAAAAAGAATTAATCAAATTAGGAATGAAATCTGTAGTGTCATATACTACAAGACCAATGAGAAAAGGCGAAACAGAAGGCGTAGAATACCACTTTATTACAAAAGAAGATTTTTTAAAGAAAGAATCTGAGAACTTTTTTGCAGAAACAACTTCTTATAATGTGGCCACTAAAGAAACTTGGTACTATGGCACTGCTAAAGAAGATTTAACAGATGACAAAGTGGTTATATTAAATCCCGATGGTATTAGACAGATTAAAAAATGCGAAGGGATTAATCCAATAATATTCTACATTCATTCTGAACTTGACACTATTAAAAAAAGATTGCTTCAAAGAGGAGACAACCCCGAAGAAGCAAATAGAAGAATACAAGCTGATATAGAAGATTTCAAAGATATTATGGATTATGCGCATTGTGTTATAACAAATGAAAACGTAGAGCCTTATATTTTAGGAGAGACAATTAGAGGATTATACAACAAACACAAAGGAGAATGATTATGGATTTGATTGCAGGACTAATAATAGGTTTTATTGTAGGTTTATTTATGGGCATAGGGTTAATGGCACTTTGTCAAATTCAAAAAATGGATAGATAGGAGTGGTATTTATTAAGAAGAAAATTTTTATTGATTATGATGGTGTTATTGTAAACACCATAAAAGCCATCGTATCTCTCTATGAGGACGATTTTTGTGCTTACAAAAAGTACGAGCCTATTGATTGGGAAAATATCAATACATGGAATTTTGAAGAATTAAAAGCAGCTACGCCAGATTACATTAACACATATTTCAACCAGCCGAGATTTTTCAGAACTGTACAATTTATGAAAGATGCTAAGTATTACATTGGAAGGTTATCTGAAGAATATGATATAACAGTTGTCTCTGCCGGTTATAGTCCTAATCTGGTTTTAAAAGAAAAATGGATTAAAGAACATTTACCATACTGTAAGTTTGTAGGAGTAAATTATAAAGAATACTCTGACAAGTCACATATTGATATGAGTGATGGTGTGTTTATTGATGATAGTGCAAGCAATCTAATCACATCAAATGCTAAGACAAGAATTTGTTTTGGTAAACAATATCCTTGGAATGAAAAATGGCAAGGCATTAGATGTAACGATTGGTTTGAAATATATAATATTTTAGGAGGTGAAAAATGAAAGTTAAATTTACAACAATGGAAGAGATTAAGTTATTTATACAGTATACTTCTAATTTAAACTCAAGAGTAACTATATACTCTGGTAAGTATGTTGTTGATGGTAAAAGTATAATGGGTGTTTTGTCATTAGACTTAGCAAACACATTGATTGTTGTTGTAGAAGATGTGGCAGACGAAGAAAGATTAGCTCACAAACTTAAAGAATTAGGTGTGTTAGTTTAAAACTTAAATAAACTATAAATGTAAAGGAGATACTCAATGAAGGTTATAAAAAGAGACGGAAGAAAAGTCAAATTTGACAAAGATAAGATCAAAATAGCCGTTCTTAAATCTTTTATAGATGTAGATGGAGAAGAAAGTACCTATGCAAAAGATAAAGCCAGAGAGATTGCTAATTATATTGAAAGTCTAGACAAAAATATGAGTGTTGAAGAAATACAAAATATAGTAGAAACGAAATTAATGGCAAGTAATCGTAAAGATGTTGCAAGAGCTTATATTATTTATCGCAATGACAGAAGCAGAATTAGAGAACAAAATAGTAAACTTATGATAGATATAGGAGAAAAACTTACAGCATCCAATGTTCAAAATCAAAATGCTAATATTGATGAAAAGTCTTTTGGTGGAAGAGTCGGAGAAGCAAGTGATACTGTCCTAAAAAAGTATGCTTTAG